ATTCAACACATTCAAATATTATGAAGATGTTGTTAAAGGATTGCTAGACCCTGAGAAGACATTCATGGAGGTAGCTGCTGGCCCGTCAGGTTTCGCTGCTCTACGCATCTTAGGTGGCTTTGGTGAGGCATTCTCAATCATTGCTAAAGCCCCCATGACTATGGACACCTTACAGATTGCTTTGGGTGAGATTGGTAAGAACAGCTTCTCAGCTTTAAACAACATCCAGAAGTCACGTATTGCAATGGCTAACTATAACCAAGTGCAGAGTGGTGCTGGTGGAGCAATGTACCGAGTCACTAACACTGAAGCATGGATGTTAAGTTTTGGTATTCCTCCTGCTACTCAAGAAGATTTATCAATTCTATACAGTAGTAGGAAGTCACAAGCTGATGATGTTAAAGCATCTGCTAAAGCCATTGGTAAACACTCTATGTTAGCTTTAACTGCGTTACGTAACAACGACAGTGAAGGACATAGAACACACGCTGCAATTGTACAAGCTATCCTAAACACATATACAGGTAGTGATTTACAGCAACTATATAGAGAAGCTTATAAAGTGGAGGCATTTACTCAATACGAGAAGATGCTTACAGATCAAGCTGTAAAGGATTGGGCAGTGAAAGACATTGTAGTAAATACAGGAGTTAACGAATAATGGCAACCTATCAAGCAAACATTACTAAAAACATTGAGCCAGCAATGGCTAATCCAGCAACCTTGCAACAAGCTGGAGCATCTACCCGTGCCGCTATCCAAGCCCTTGGTGAGGGTGCTACTGCTGCCTATAAGGGATATGTAGAGCAAGAGGTGGCTAACATTGAAGAGGGTGCATCTACCTTAGCTCAAGAATTCTTTATTAGTAACCAAGCTGCTCAAGTTGCTGGTAGACAAGCCGCACAACTTGAAGCAGGTAAACCTATGGCAGGTAGCATGTTTGCTGAAACACTGCTTGGTGCACAAGGTGAAGAAGCACAAGCAAAAGCTGCACAGCAATTAAAAGCTTACGACAGTGAACTAGTACGTTTAAAGAGTGCTGCTGAAGGTGGTATGTCTAATGAACAGTATGTGTCCCGCATTGATGCGTTAACTAAGAAAGCCATTGCACAATATCCCGGTCTTGCTGGTCAGATTCGTGAGAAGGTGGGGGCTGTTACTGGCCTACCATATGCTGATCGTTGGGCACAGATGAACTATGTTAAGGAGCGTTTCTCTAAACAAGAAGCACCTAAGACAAAGACACCTGAAGATATGGCTTTACAGGATATTGATGAGGCTGCTAAGACAGGTATGTTTGGTACTCGTGAAGAGTTGCTTAAAGACTATCGTACCAATCGTGCTACATATGATGTAAAGATGACTGGGTTTAAACAAGTGCTACAAGCACAAACCCAAACTAACGTTATTAAGAACAACATCGGTGCATTGAGTGGTCAAAGTGACTTAGAAGCAGACACTGCTCGTGCAGGGTTCTCTGCCATCTTTGCTGGTGGTTTAGGAGCCACTACACTGAGTCAAGCTGTCAACGATAAAGAGCAAGTGTTAGGCACTACACTAAAACTTATGGCAGAAGGTAAGAGTGTTACAGTTGACCCAGTGGCATTCCAAACATCTATTGCTGTACACAATGCCCAAATGAAAACAAACATTGAGGGTTCACGTACACAAGCCTACCGTTCAATTGATGCCTACCTTGCTAAAAACCCTAACGTGTCAGATAGCAAACGTAAAGAGTTATATGCAGACATTGATCGTCAAGCTAACCAATCATTGAGTTTGTATGCTGATGATAAGGGTGTAGGCTTGCTAGCCATTGCAAACATCTTTAAAACCTATCGTGATAAGAGTTTAACTGAGAAGCAACAACTAGTTAACCTAGCTATCCAACAACAGTCTGCTATGCAGAATAACCCTATGGTTATGGCATATTGGGCTGGAGGCGCTGCTCGTGAGAATTTAAAGCGTACTAATAAGGATTTCTACGAATTCATGGTGGGACAAGAGGATGAATTAACCACATCGGTTAGTGGTGTTCGTAACCTAGTGAATGGTGCTACCAACCTAGCTAACGTACAACGTGTCCTAGTACAAGCACAGCAAGCTCCCGGTGCTGTACCCACTGACCCTGTTGCATCCACTGCAACAACTCGTGCTGCACACCAAGCATTAGGTGCTAGTGCTGCTGAACTGCTAAAGAAGACTTCACTACTCCCTGCTGAAGTTAACATTGCCAGTGCTGCTTTCTCAACTAGTGTAGCAACAGGTGCTAACAGTTTAACTCTATCTCGTGACTACAAGAAGTACGGTGAACAGATTGCTAAACTACCTGATGCTGACCAAGCTGTCATTAAGAGTAACGTAAGTAAGAGTGTATCTGGTGCTGTTATTAGTATCAACGATGTTAAGCAAGCTATTGAGGCTAAATATAAGACTACACTTACATTAGGCGTTAATGATGCAGGTGAGATTAGTGTAATTGTACCTCAACAACAAGCCACAGGTTTAACTAACCGTCCTTTGGTAACAGGTGGTGGATTCAATGCTGCCGCTGCTGCTGAGTTTATGAAGCAAGTTAAACCTATGCTGAATAACATTGTGTATGGCACATCCATGCTAACACAAAAAGATGCTAAAGCTGTAGGTACAGAGTTTGCAACTGTTATTAATAACAACCAACCTTACGGTGGTTTCTATAACAACCAAGCACAACCAGTAGCTGCACCACAACAATCCACTGCTGCACCTACATCTGATCTTGATACGCAAGTTAAAGCTGCTCTTGATAGAATGAAAGCTGAAGCACCTGATCTAAACATTGACTATGTATACTCCGCTTACCAACGTGCAACTCCAGAAGCTAAGAACCAATTAGCTGAGAAGTTTAAGTCTAATACTGCTACTATGGCTGACCTTAACACTAAGTAATATGGACATTATTAAATTCTTTGATGATTTCTTTAGTACAGGTAAGCCGCCTAAAGTGGAACAACCTGCACAAGAAACTGTACAACAACCAACACAAGCACCATCTAAACCTGATTACTATGAGCGTCTTAAGATGGCTGAGAGTAGTGGTCAGGCTGATGTAAAGGCTAAGACTAGTAGTGCCGTAGGACACCATCAATTTATTGAAGGTACTTGGAAATCTCTAACCACTAAGTATAAGAAAGACTATACATTAGAAGATAGAACTGACCCCAACAAGTCATTGGAAATTGCTAAGCTGTTTACAGAGGAGAATAAATCTTCGTTACAGAAAGTATTGAAGAGGGAGCCTACAGATACAGAATTGTATACGGCCCACTTCTTAGGTACAACTGGTGCTAAGAAGTTTCTAATGGCATCACCCTTTGCTAAGGTGAGCAAGGTGGTCAACAAAGACCAAGTGAAAAGAAATAAAAGCATCTTCTATGATAAGAAGACAGGTAAAGAACGTACAGTTGCCGAGGTGTACGATGTTCTTAAAAAGAAAATAGGTGAGGAATAAGAAAAGGGGCATTGCGCCCCTTTCTTTATTTAGTTAACTCATTCACCATGTGGTCAATAACGCTACTAATATCTTTCTTAGCCATTGCTTTACGCTCTTCTTTGGCAATTAGATATTGAATGTTATGCATACACTTATGTAAGTCTTCTAGTGGCTTACCCTTATCCTTGTAGCGTAGCAAGTATTTAAGGGCACTAGCTTCCCAACCATTCATGTCATACGCTTCCCACACTTCCCAAGGCTGAATGGCACGATCTTTGTAGTGGTTGCCACCATATTGAGTAGCCATTACTTGTTCATACTGCATCAGGGTTCCTTTTTAGTAAAGCTGGAATCTTGTCTTCTTTCTCTAGCCGATCAATCTCTCGTTTCATCAATGAGATAAGACCCTCTTGTAACAACAACTGCATCATGCGGGGTTCAATGTCTTTCAACACCACTGTTGCACTGCCATCTTCGTGTTCTTCAATCACATCAACTTCCATTTGATTTCTCCATAAAGCTGTTACAAATCTGATGCACCTTACCGTCTTCTGTCTTAAACTGTAAGACAATTTCCACTGTCTTATCTGTCTCGTACACCTTAAGTCGCATATAGCGTCTTAGTGCCTCCATCATTCGGTAACTCTCTTCATTACTGCTCATACCTACTCCTCAAAGTTTTCTTAGCTTTGTACACCAAGTTTTTAGCATGTTTAGAACTACATGCAAGGGCTACACCAATGTCATTGTAGCACATTCCTTGAGCATGTTTCATGTACAGTGCTTTACGTTGTTTTTCTGGTAAATCACCTATCATGTCTAACAACTGGTGAAACTCTTGCTTCGTATTTAACAGGGTTTCAGGGGTAACACTAGTCACACTATCAACTTCTGTTTTTATGCTCTCAAACGGCCTTCTAGAGGCCTTGTTGATGGCAATCGTACATAGCCAAGTATAGAACTGACTATCACCACGAAACGTCTTGAGATACCTAAAGGCTGCGGCAAACGTATCTTGGGTTAAATCTTCTGCTAGTGCATTGTCGTTAACCCTCTTACGTAAGAAACTAAATATACGCTTCCAATATTTAGTTGTTAGGGAGGAGAAAGCTTCCTGACTCCCCCCTAACGCTTCAGCTATTAGTAACTCATCTTCAGATTTCACAGACACCAGCGACACACGCT